TTCTGACAATTTACAAAGATTTCTGACAATAAATTAGAACAAACGTTCGACTGTCCGCAGCAGACGAACAGCCGAAAAATGGAACACGTGTTCGAGATTATGTTCGAATATGTTCGCCCTTGTTTTTTTCAAAAATACGTATTATAATATATACGAGGTGATTTTATGATAAGAGATTATAACGAAATTGAAATTGACGATTTTGACGAACACGGAAAAGTTGAACTTTTAAAAAGTCTTGTAAAAACAGCGAATAAACGTTTACGGAATTTTAAAGCGCAGGACTTGTCCGCACTTTCCGTAAAAAAAGCGAATAAATATTTAAAAGATGAAAACCGTAAATTCTTTTCCAGTTCAAAGCGAACAGCGGAAAAGAATCTTGAAAAAGAACTTTCGCAAGTTTTGGAGTTTCTGCAATCAGAAACATCTACGCTCCGTGGCTACAAACAAAAAGCCATTGAATACGGAAAAAGAATTGCGGAAATTAATAGGGTCAATTTGCAAACAGATGAAGATTATCGTGACTTTTACGAGTTCGTCCAGTCCGGCATGTATGATAAAATGAAAGGCGCAGTCGGTAGTCCTATTGCGATTGACGACTACATAGCAAAACTAGGAAAAGGATTCACAGAAAAAGATATTAAAGCAGCATTTAAACAGTTTCAACAAGGAAAAATAAGTAAATATGAATATCTTAAACTTGAAAAAAATTCTATACCTTTTGAGGATTAAAAAATGGAAATTATAAATGTACCTTTAAAAAACAATTCGACATCTAAAGAAAAAGTATATAACATAAATGATTTTCCGTATGATAAATTTACAGAATGTGAAATCGTGACAAAAAAAGGTAAACATGGATATTCTGCTTTTAATATTCCAGCGGCTTTTGATATTGAAACAACAACGATAGAACCGCACTTTATTTATGATAATCACGGTAGAAAAGTTTATGACACGCCGCCGTTCGGTTTCATGTATCATTGGCAATTCTGTTTAATAGACACGGTAGTTTTTGGGCGGACATGGCAAGAATTTCAGATTTTTCTTGCACGTTTAAAAAAACATATGTGTCTAAATGATAAAAAACGATTAGTTATTTACGTTCATAACCTTTCTTTTGAATTTCAGTTTATGCAGAATTTTATCACGGTTACAGACATTTTTGCAAAAGACGAACGTAAACCGCTTAAGGTATCCGGAGGCGGTTTCGAATGGCGTTGTTCTTATTTTTTATCGAACATGAGTCTAACTAAATTCTGCGAAAATTCTAAATCATGCATACATATGAAGCTAAACGGCGAAGAATTTAATTATAAAAAAATCCGTACACCACGAACCGATTTGACAGAATATGAAAAAGGTTATAATTATAATGATGTGCGTGGGCTGTGCGAATGTATCGCTGAGAAGTTAAAGGAGTATGATATATTAAGAATCCCTCTCACTTCTACCGGTTACGTTCGAAACGATTTTCGAAACGCCGTAACCGCTAATCCTATGAATCGTACTCTTTTTCTATCTTCCGCACTTTCTCCGGAAGAATACAAGCAATGCCGTGATGCGGTTTCCGGTGGCGTAGCACACGCAAATCGGTTTTATGCGAATCAGATTTTAAATGGTTTGCATAGCCGAGACATACAGAGTAGCTATCCCTATCAGTCCGAAACTAAACTTTTTCCGGTCGGTAAATGGTCAGAGATTAATATAGAATCGAAAAAAGAATTAGACTTTTTATGTGAAAATTACGCTTGTATTTTTACGATTCGATTTTTTAACATAGAAACAAAACCAAACACACCGATTCCTTATATTTCGATTTCAAAATGCAAGGAACACTGTGACATTTTAAATGATAACGGCAAACTTCTTTCCGCTAAAGAAATTATGATAACGATAACTAACGTAGATTACGAAATTATAAAAGAAGTTTATAACATATCTTCTTTTCAGATTGTTAAATTTATGTACTCTAGAAAAGAGCGTATGTCGCTTGAGTACCGCCAACAGAATTTAGAGTTTTACGAAGCAAAAACGAAACTTAAGGGAATAGAATCCGCTTATTATGAATACATGAAAAGCAAAAATAAACTCAATGGCGCATACGGAATGGAAATTACAGATATATGCCATGACATAATAAACTGGAGTGGTGGCGAATGGTCAACCGTAAAAGCTGACATTGATAAGTTAAAAAAAGACTTGGAGAGTTTTTATAAATCGAGGAAGAATTTCTTAATTTATCAACAAGGCGTTTTTGTTCCTGCGTACGGTCGAGCGCAACTTTATGACGCGATTCGAATTACTGGAAAAGATACCGTCTATGTTGACACCGATTCCGACAAATATTTCAATGACCACGAACTAGCGTTTGAAGAATTTAACCGGAAACTAATAGAAGAAGCGAAAAAGAGTGATACTTGCCTTGTAGCGAAAAACTCAAAAGGTCAGTTGTGTTACGCCGGAATATTCGAAAAAGATGCGGAATACAAAACTTTTAAAACTCTCGGCGCAAAAAAATATTGTTATGTAAGTTATGATAAAAAGAAAAGTAAGTATGTATTCGGAATTACGGTTGCCGGAATGTCAAAGGAAAAAGGCGCAAAAGCTGTTGGAAATGCCGAAAATTTTAAAATTGGAAATACTTTCGAAAATGTTGGGCGGTCAACCGCTTATTATAACGATACTGATAAAATTTATAAGATTACTGTAAATGGTGATACATTCACAACTTCCAGTAATATTGGTATTGTAGAAACCACATATACTTTAGGCGTTACTGACGAATATTCAAATATTATTATGAGTTGTCAGAAAATAAAAGATTTTGAAAAAATTGAAAAAAATAGTTGACATTTTATAAAACCTATGCTATTATAATTACATAAACAAGAACAAAACAGAAAAGAGAGGTAAAGAAAATGGAACACAAATTATTAATGCAGAATTTAACAGCTATCTTAGGAAACAGACTTTTGTCTATTAAACCGTCGCATGATTTATTAGAATCGTATGTAAACGTAGCAATTAATAACGACATTTATAATGATTTGTATAAATATTTAATGGATAACGGCGCAAGTGAAGAACTTTTAAGAGAGTATTTGTCTTTTTAGAAAGAAGTTTAAACGGAGGTAATAAAAAAATGAAAACAACAATAATAAAGACTAATAGAAAATGGTATTTAGAAACGGTTGATAATTTAAGGGATTTATGTAAAGTACCGATGCGTTTATCTGTTGAAAATTTGATTAGATTTGTTCCGCAATTCGAATATTTAGAAAGAACGAAACTTCTTTCGCCTGATATGAAAAAATTCATTTATGATAAAGGTATTCCGGTTTTCTACATGGAAAATAAAGAAATAATTTTCATGGACGAAATACGTTGGAATGACGGGACATACAAGATTTACATAAACCGTGATTTATCAAACGAAAATAAAAATACATTTTTTATAAATGTATATCACCCGGTATATGCAAGCGTTTATGATATGACACCAATAGGCGTTGTATTAGAAGACAGATTTTAAATGTTTCACGTGAAACATTTTAAAATAAAAAAATAACAAGAAAGAGAGGTAAAAGAAAATGATTAGAACAATCACGAAATGTCACGTTCACGAAGTAGTTAACAAAGAAACAAAAGAAGTAGCGGACGAAATTGAACTGCCGAAGAACACATATTCACCTAAGGCAGGAAAGAAAGTCTTAGAAGAACGTGGATTTGATTCCGACAAATATGCACTTGTTTATAAAAAAGCAGTACAGGAAAAAAGGGAACTTTCTGACGAGGACTTCATTAAGTATTCAAAAGTTGTAGAGTAACAACAGTTGCAGGAAAACAAAAATTTAAAGAAAAGAGAGGAAAATAACATGAAAATTACAAACACTTACAACATTACAGACAAAAAAGATTTAGTTCGTGCAATCAATGATGCAGAAACAGTGACCGGCTTTAAAGACGAAACCATAAAAGTTTCCGGAATTATTTTCGGAACAACCACAAATAAAGACGGTGACGAAGTAAAGACAGTGGTCATTAAAACCAGTGACGGAGGTTTCATTGGAACTATCTCCCCTACAATGGTGGAATCTATGGAAGTTATCGCAGACGTTTTCGAAGAAGAAATTGCCGCAGGCGCAAAAGATATGGATATCATCATTAAGACCGGAAAGAGTAACGCAGGACGTGAATACTATTATGCTTCTATTTAATTAAAATAACTTTCTATATATGAAGTTTACATTTTTTTGTTTCACGTGATTCATGAATGTTTCACGTGAAACATTTTATAGGTGATATTATGAAAAATGAAATAACACATAATTTTGACAAGGGTTTTTTCAATATTATGGATTATCTGGACATTACGGACAAACATAATAGAATACCGTCTATACGAATTTACGCAACGAACCGAAGCGGCGGCAAGACCTACTCTTTGCTATGGTATTTTATCAGAGAGTTTCGTGCAGGAAACGGACAATTCGTGTTAGAATATCGAACACGCTCAGAAATGCTCGGAGTGGATAGTATTTTTTCTTGCGTGATAGCAGACAAGTTCCCGGATATGGAAATAACTTCGATACCGATTGCAAGCGGCATTATTAGACAAATTATGAACCATGACGATATTATCGGTTTTGCCGTTTCAATTTCTGACTGTGACAAGTTAAAAAAATACAGCCCTATTTTTGACAAAGTAAAGCGTGCAGCCATGGACGAATTTCAGCTTGAAAAAACAGAAGATTATCTTAAAAATGAAGTTGACAAGTATTTGTCCGTTGCTTATACGATTTCTAGAGGTGGCGGCAGACAAGGAAAAGAAGTAGAGTTTTTTTTACTCGGTAATTCTTTTTCACAGATAAATCCTTATTTACTTCAACTAGGGTGTTATCGTGAGAAGCCGGACAAAAACGGGATTATTCGTGGAGATTCTTATATTTACGTGGAAACCGTAAACGAATCAGCGAAAAAACAAACAAGTGAACTGGGGATTTCAAAAGCATTCGCAGAAAACCGCCATGTCCAGTACGCTACGAAAAACGTAGGAATTTATAATGATAACGAGTTTATAGCGAATTTGTCCGGAAAAAGTACATACCTTTTAACATTTATACAGAACGGAGAACGATTCGCAATCCGTGAATGTCATAAGGACAATATGCTTTATATTAATCAAAAAATTGATAAGGACGCAAAATGTTTCACGTTGGATAACGCTGACCATGGTGAGAATACTATACTACTAACAAGGTTTAGCGGATTAGCGCAGACCTTAAAAGAAGCGTATTCGCAAGGACAAGTACGTTTCTGCGATTTAAAATCAAAAGACGCTTTTCTTCATTTAATTGGCAGAGAAATTTTTTAAAAAATTTTTTCAAAAAATAGTTGACAAAAAATAAAACAAGCGGTATTATATATATAGAAACAAGAAAACAACAGCGCAGAAAGGAGAAAAAGCATGACAGTACAGAAATTATTGGAAATAACAACAGAGGAGAAAATCAAGGAACTAGTTGAAAATGACCAACCGTCTTACGAAAAATATGCTAAGTTAAAAATGTTAGAAAAAAACTTAGCGCAAGCAGAAGTCACGGAAAAAAATATTGAAACTAGATTTCTTTTATCGGAAAGATATATCAGTGTATCTAGTGTGATATTCAGATTTATTCGTAGCTTACCATAGGTATATACTGCGTAGTAAAATTTCAATCACGTGGGAAAACACGTTTTAGCCGGAGTGATTACCGGACGCAGTTTATATAAAAACAGCGGCTCGGTGGCAATCTTAAGCCACCGTAAAACCGCAAAAAAGGAGAGTTAAGAAATTGAAAACAGAATGGAACATTTTACTAGGGGGATTAGTAGGAATTTTTAGTCAGATTTTCGGAGGATTCGATAATTTGTTTGCCGGTTTACTTGTTATTATGACAGTCGATTATGTAACCGGAATTATAGCCGCATTACTTGGTAAAAGCGGAAAAACAGAAAACGGGTACTTGTCAAGTAAAGCAGGATTCAAAGGGATTTTGAAAAAATTAACAATGTTACTTTCCGTGTGTATGGCGAAGTATGTCGGAGAAATGTTTGACATGAAAGGCTTGCGAGATATGATTATAACATTTTTTGCGGTGAATGACTGTATCAGCATTTTAGAAAATGGTGGTAGAATCGGCGTAAAATATCCGGAAAAATTAAAAAATATATTAGAGGATTTGTTAGAAAGAGAGGAATAAAAAATGAAAATACTTGTAATCGCAGGGCATGGCGCAGGTGATTGTGGTGCAATTGGTAACGGATTCAGAGAAGCAGACTTAACAAGGGAATTAGCAGGGTATGCAGAAAGAGCATTGAATGCGGTAGCGGACGCTGCGTCATATGACACTAACCGGAATTGCTACCGTGATATTAAGAATAACGCAAACGGAGCGAAAGAACTTCTCAAAAGTGTTGATTTTGTGTTAGAACTCCACCTTAATTCATTTTCAAGCAACAATGCGCAGGGCGTGGAAGTTTTATGCAAACGTGATAGTGCTTTTTCTCGGACGCTTGCGGAAAAAGTTTCAAACTGCGGATTTTCTAACCGTGGCGTAAAACTTAGAAAAGACTTGCTTAACATGAATTACTGTGATAGCATTGATAAGCCTTATGTCTTATTAGAATGTGGTTTTATAACGAATTACCATGATGTTTCAGTATTCAAAAATTCGCAGGAAAAAATTGCGCAGGCTATTGTACAGACTTTTAAAGTATGTTATAATTTAGGAGAAAAGAAAAAAAATTCTAAATTGTACCCGGTACAAGTCGGAGCATTCGCAAGAAAAGAAAATGCGGAAAAGTTAAAAAAACAGATTATAGCAAAAGGTTTTAATTGTTTTATCACTGACAAAGAGGACGGCTTTTATCGTGTTCAATGCGGTGCGTTCGAATCGGAAAGTAACGCCATTAATTATCGGAATCAGATTATAAAAGCAGGATTTGACGCTTTTGTAAAAGGATTCTAGCCATGTGGCATTACGTTGAAACAAATCAATTCGGTGCGCTGACACAAGCGGAAATGCAAGACAATGTTGATGAGATTTATAATATCTTAAAAGACGAATGGACAATTGAAGCAATCTCCGGTATGCTAGGCAATGCACAGCAGGAAAGTGGCATGAATCCGGCACAGTGGCAACATAAGTACCCGATTGGGACTACGGTAGGTGGTTACGGACTTTATCAGTGGACACCGTCAACGCATTATACAGATTACGCAACAGCCAATGGTTATGACTGGAAAGACGGAACTCAGCAGGTTATAGCCATGGATAAGCCGATTCCGTCTGACCAATGGTCAGTGAAAAAGAGTGGCTACACGTTTGAAGAATTTAAACAATTGACGGACGTTGACACCGCAACGCAAGCGTTTTATGCAGGATTTGAGCGTGCAGGTATTCCGGCAACGGAACAACGTCTACAGTATGGACGTAACTGGTATACATATTTAAGCGGTAAGCCGCCGACACCGTCACCGACCGAAGTAGTCAGCGTTTTAAAAAATGTTTTTTACGGTAATAAAAAAATTCTTTACCGTGGAAAAATAAATAATTTTTTTAGAAAGTGAGGTAAAAAAATGACATTCGAAGAAGCTATTAAAAAGGTAGCGGAAGTCTTAGACGTAACGGAAAATGAAGAAGTTTTCGAAGCGTTAAAAGGTGGCGAAGCAAATTCCGGTGAATGGGAAGAAAAATACAATGAATTAAAAAAGAAATATACAGAAAGATTCATTGACGAAATCACGAAACCGGAAGAAAAGAAAGAAGAAAAAGAAAAAGAAGAAAAAGAAGAAATCAAAATTGATGACTTAGACTTTGACGGGTCAACAGAATAGAAATGGAGGATTAAAAAAATGGGAGATGTAAAACCTACAAATCTTAATGTCTTAAATGCAATGCGAAATAGCGGTTTACTTCCTAGCGACAGACTGCCGGAAGTGTCACTTGAAAACATTGCGTCAGTTTATGAACAGATTCTTAACGTAGAAGTAATTCGAAGTGCGTTCGCTTCAGCCTTAATCGAACAGATAGTACAAGGACGTATCAATTCAGCGTATTTCAGAAATCCGCTTGGAATGTTAAAAAGTAACCCTATGCGGTATGGTGCAACTGAACAGGAGATTTTTGTAAACATGGCAAAAGCGCAGGTATTTGACGGATTCGCAGATGCATCCGTACTTTATAAATACTATGAAGGAGAAGTTTTGGCGGCTTATCACCACATGAGTCCAGCGTTACAGTACCCTATCACGGTAACTTATGACAATATGCGCAACGCTTTTCAGACTGAGTACGGTATCACGGATTTAATTCGAGCGAAAGTCGAATCGACCGTTTCCGGTGCGGAATGGGACGAATATCTAAGCATGAAGCAGTTGATTGTTTCTGCTTATAACTCATCACAGCTTTTTCCAGTGCAGGTAGAAGAACCGACAGACGAAGCGAGCGCAAAGGCTTTAACCATTGCCATGAAAACATGGATTGGAAAAATGAAGTTTCCGAATAAGAACTTGAATATTGCAGGGGCGGACAGTAACGCACTTCTTGACGGTATTTACTACATGGTTACGCCGGAAGTGGACGCCGTTCTAGATGTTGATGTGTTAGCTTATGCTTTTAACATGAATAAAGCTGACATTGAAGCCCATAAGATTGTAATTGATTCTTTCGGAAATGATGATATTAAGGTAGCCTTATTTGATATGAGGTGGTATCGAGTTCGTGAACAGTACAGAGTTATGTCAGATAGTAAGAATGGCGCAGCTTTAACTTGGACATATTTTTATAACATCAAGAATATGTATTCATACAGTCCGTTCTTCCCTTGTATCGTTTTTACCACAAAGACGGTCAGCATGAAGCAAATTGACGTCACACCGATTGCGGATGCGAAAAAAGGAGGCGAATACAAAATAACCGCTTTAGCCGCACCAACTACCGTAGGGGATTACGTTTTACAGACTTTCGATTATGAGGTAAGCGGAAATACATCTACTCACACCGCTTTTGTACCGGGAAGTAATGTCTTAATGATTGCGAATGACGAAAAAGCGGAAACTCTTACCGTGACCGTTAAAGCGCATTGGGATAACTCAATTACCGGAACGGGTACCGTAACAATCACTGGTTAAATGCTTCATGTGAACATTAATATAAAAGAGAGGTAGAAAAGTGGAAAATTTTATTGAAATGCCGACACAACATGAAATAATAGGAATTGCGCCGCAAACTACAATTAATTTGTGCGCCGGAATACCGTGGGACAACGGTTATAAAAATATAAGGTTGTTTAATTCGGTTTCAGAATTGGACACTTTTCTACTATCAAAAACCGTAAAAACGGAAGTGAACGCAAGTCCGGTTAAAATCGGAAAGTTAACGGTTAGAGTTCCATATAATGAAATTGAACCTCTTAATTGTAACTATCTTTATTTTTCAAATAAGCCGCTTGAGCAGAAAAACCATTACGCTTTTATTACTGACGTAACACCGCTTAGTGTGAACAGTTGCTTAATAACTTTTGAATTGGACGTGTGGCAGGAAAACTTTTCAAAAATTGAATTTAATCCGTGCTATATTTTGAGAAGCCATGTATCTAAAAAAGATGATATAATAGGTGCGTACACATATCCGGAGGGATTAGAAGTCGGGCAGTACGAATATAACTATCCGGATTCAAGCGAGTTTACCATAAACGAGAGTGGGACATATCCAACGCCGACCGGATTTAAAGTACATGAGGGACTAATACCACCTAGACCGGATATCGCAGAAAGTGATACTTCACCTGAAGCGATTTACTATTTCTTAATGCGTTGGACAACGAAAGAAAGTGAAAGAGAGAAACAGATTATAAACGGTATTTACTATGGCTGCACATATGATACTTACGTAACTGCGGATGATATTCAAACCGCTATTAATAACATGACAACGGAAGAAGCTAGTAACATTATTTCGATTGGGCTTGCGCCTTATATTTTTTCCGGCACAAAAAAATTCAGTATATCAGTTGAGAAATACAGTGATTTCATTGGTTCTTATAAACCGAAAAATAATAAGTGTTTCTGTTTCCCTTATAACTTCATTGGACTTAATAACGGACAAACAACACTAGAAAGTTTGAAATTAGAATATTTCGGCGGAGAAAAAGCCGCTTTTGAGGTGTCGTTACCGCCGGACACCATTCCGACCATGGTAATAACGCCACGCAATTATTGTAATTTATCCGAGAATAAGCAGTATCAGATTTCTTATAATGATTTTCCAAAACTCGGTGTCCCGATTGATTCACTAAAAGCATATTTAGCGAATAATTCCATAGCAATCGGAGCGCAGGCAGCTACTGTCGGAATCTCGGCTTTAAGCGGAAATCTACCTAGTGCCGCTAGTGGCGCAGTATCCCTTGCCAGTACAATCCAGCATGCGGACGTAGCGAGCGACGCATCATTTACTAGTGCAGGCGGATACACTTCTTTCTGGAATAAAAATCTAGGAATAAGACTTGTAAGAATACATTGCGCAGAAGAATATTTAAAGAAAATTGACAACATTTTTACGGTTTACGGCTATCGTGTAGAAGAATTAGCGAAGCCTAACATAAAAAGTAGAAGCACGTGGAATTATTTACAAGCTAGAGATGTTACTTTCAAAGGTATTACCGAGCCGCTGGCAAGGGAGAAATTAACTTCTATTATTGAAAACGGTGTTTTCTTTTGGCATACAAACGATGTCGGTAACTTTTCACTTGAAAATAATTAAATGTTTCACGTGAAACATTTTAGAAAGTAGGTAACTTATGAATCCATGTAGAGAAAAAAATACAATGAACAAAGGCGAACGCTATCAGCAGTATTATACACGTTATTATTTTCTTTTGCGAAATATTTATAGTTCACGTTTCAAGTGGACATTGCCGGAAGAAATACCGCCACGGTTTTTAGAAGAAATTCTGCTAGATTACGGTGAAGCTATCTTTTTTAAGGATGATATAGCGGAATTGTATGGAGTTGCGAAAATTAACGAAGCCGGACGTATGGACAATTATAACCATGGGGATATGCGTTTCGCTTATGCGAATAACTATGTCGGTGAGTTCACAAAAGAAAACAGTGTATTAATTTATGATAGTTATAATCAGTACCCTTATAATGATATTATAATAATGCACGCTGAAGCCTTAGCAACTATGCGATTAACACGAGACCTAAACTTAGTAGCGTTACGCACGCCATATATTTGTGCAGGAAATCGCAACACAAAACTGACCGTTTCAAACCTTTTTAAACAGTTAGCAAATTTCATACCGTGGATTACGGTGAGTGATAAGTTTGATATGAACAGTTTAAAAGTCCTCAATCTTGAGGTGCCTTATAACGCAAGTAACATTCAAGCGTTGATGAAGCAGGAAATCTCTGATTTTCTAACGGAAATTGGGATTGCGAATAACGGGGACACGAAAAAAGAACGGATGATAACCGGAGAGGTTGAAAGTAATAACGGCATTACTGAAATTAATTTAAAAAGTGCGCTTGAACTTAGAAAAAGAAGTTGCAAACAGATTCGGAAAGTATTTAAATTAAGCGAAGAAGAAGTTGACGTTGAACCGCTTAGCAAGATTGATGTTAGTGGCGTATATCAAGAGTTCGGTGTAACTAACAATGAGGACGGTGGAGAAAATGAGTAACATGGGATACCCTACAACGTCAATAGGATTTTTATTAGCGTACTATGGCTGCGTAGATATGTACGCCGGAGAGAATACCGGATTTGAATTAGTGGAAAAATACTACTCAAACTTATTCGATTTTGATTTCCCTTTTTATGTGGACAATGAAAAAATAAGAGTTGAATTTGAGAAATATTTATGTTATACTTATTTTAACGAATCAATCGGATTCGAAACGCCGGACGCATGGAAATTTGCATTTAAACAAAAAATGCTTGAAATTATGCCGTATTATAAAGAACTGTATCGAACAACGCTTTTCAAATATGAACCGCTTATTAATCGTGTGTTTACTTATTCGGATAATATAAACGAAACGAATATTACAGATTATGTAAGTAACGGTAATACAAGCGGAAAGAGCGAGAACAGTACAAAAGGTAACGGTTCAAGTACAAGTGATTCGCAGAATATCACGAGTGACGCACCGCAGATTAATTTTTCGCAAAATGATTATGCAAGTGGTATGACACGTGGACAGACGAAAAATGTAGTAGAAAATTCAGAGAAAAAAACAGCTTCCGATTCCAGTACTTCTAGTAACGTTTCGAAAAACATAGATGATAAAAGCAGAACTTTAAAACATGAGGAAAAGGGTTTTTCCGGTAGTTACCAAGATGAAATTAAGAGAATAAGGGAAAACATTCTAAACATTAATAAAATGATATGTGACGACTGTTACGACTTATTCATGTTGATTTATTAGAAAAAGGGGTGATAAAATGGGCGGATTTATTAATTGTGGTGGCGGATTTCCGCCGCAGCCAATCGTCTACACAAGTGATATGACATTACTTGACCGTGTTATGATGATACAGAAAGAACTGACTGAACTTGATAATTATGTAAAAACTGGGGATTTTTTAAAGCCTGCTTATCAGTACACAGACAGAAAAATAATAGAATTAAGTAATGACACAGCGAAAAAATTAAAAGCGTTAACAGACACCGTAAATAATAATAAAGAACAGTTTGACGAAAGTATTACACAGATTAATGCAAGTTTGAATAATATTTATTCGGACTTGACAGTGCTAGGAACAGAAATTGACACAAAAATCGAAAGTGCAATGCAAACAGTGCTTTATGACGTGGAACAACTTCTAATCGGTTACAGTATTTATGTTATAAGTCCAGTTACCGGAAGAAAAACCACTGTACAGAACGCACTGAATGAAGTTTACGAAGCTACCGCACTAAATGCACTGACCGCTTCGGAATATGAACAAGTCGAAATCACCGTGGCAAATTATGATAATCGTATGATAAGCGCAAATGACTATGACAGAAAAAGTCGATTCATTTTCTTAAAAGAACTGTACTTTTCCGTGATTTCTCCGTTTACCGGGTTAAAAGAAACTTGTTGCGACATTGTAAATGAAATTGTAAACTATTTGAAAACTGATAAAGCAATCACAGCAGCAGAATATGACGCTTTAAGTCTGAGCGTATCAGACTATGATAATAAAAACATTACCGCTTATAATTATGATTGGAACGGTAAACAGATTTTAATTTAAGAAAGAGAGGTTAAAAAATATGAGTGCTTCACAGAAAACAACACATTATAATTTGCCGATTTACGCAGGGTCAGACGTTACCGGGTGGCTGACCGGTTTTAATCCGGCAATGCAGGCTATTGACGCAGCATTATTCAACATTAATCAGACAGCAGAAGATTCGAACGGGACGGCGGAAGTAGCAGAAGCTAACGCACAGCAGGCTATCAGTTCAGCACAGACAACCGCTAACTTGTTAGCACAGACTAATAATACAGTTACCGCCTTAGTAAATAAGCTGACATTTTCAAGACTTGAATTTGCAAGACCGAACACGGGTGCATTTATTGGCGGCGAAACAAACGGTGACAATAGCATTACTACAATAATGGTTAACTTAACAGCAACAAGCGGATTACCGTCACCTTATACAGTTAACGGAACTAACTTTCACGAGTTTGGAAGTTGTGACGCTAAAGTATGTAATAATGTTTTAAGCGGTTCAGAGACGACCGGATTCACGGGAACAGTGAAGCAGATTGGATATTTACCGGTATCAAGCGGTGGACGTGAGGAGACTTTCGGCTTTACTTGTTTTTATGATAATACCGCTAAAAAAACTAGATTCGGAATACGTTCGGGCAATGACATAAAAGTAAATTCCAGTGGTACAAGTAGTGCAAACATCACTTTTACAAGCGTACAAACAGTATAGCAAAAAAAAGATTTTCTAGGGATTAAATTCCCTAGAAATTTTTTTGTAAAAATTTTAAAATATATGTTGACATTTTCTATAATACATGATATTATAATTACAGAAACAAGGAAAACACAAAACAAGAAAGAGAGGTAAGGAAAAATGAAAAATTTAAGAGTATACTACAGAACAGCTAACAAAGAAAATGAAAACGAAGTTAAAACGGATTATATTGATTTAGAAGTTTCCGAAAAAACAATGGAAAGAATATTAAATGGTTTCTTATATTACGAATCAGAATATTTTTACGGAATGACAGAAACAGAATCTATATGTGATATACTAGAAAATATAGAATCGTTAAAAGGACGTACGTTTCTTACCTACTCAATAACTGACCTATTCGAAATAGATTAATTTTCGAACACGTGTTCCATTTTTCGGCTGTTCGTCTGCTGCGGACAGTCGAACGTTTGTTCTAATTTATTGTCAGAAATCTTTGTAAATTGTCA